ATATGATACCACTTACTAGTATCTTCAAAGGTTCTATTTGTTATGTATTGAAATAAATAAGAACCACCATAACTATAAAATCTTATTCTATTACTACTATCAAAAAGTAATTGGTCTACATTGTTACCTGGATTTGTACCAGCGTTAAATAAATCATTACCATTTGATGTATCAAAAACACCTCTTTTTACCCAACCAGAAAAAGTAAATGTTCTTCTATTGCCTGTACCACTTGGTGTTCTACTTAGGTAGGCACTATCTGCATCATTAAATATAACACTATTAGCTACCGTAAGATTATCGGTAAAAGGTATGAATTTACCAACTTTTTGTCCTGCTCCATTACCTTCGTAGATTATTGGAAAAAAATGTTCTTCGCCATTTGTTATTGTTGGTGCTGCCATATTATTAACTCCCTAAATTCTTTGTACACAAAGCCTTATATCCAGTTGGTGGTGCATAAAAGAAGTTACCTACTCCATTAGCATCTGAATTACCTTGTGCTGTTTGTTGACCTGCAAAAGTACCATCTTGTCCAAAGTTCCAATACTGTGTTCCAGTATAATTTCCTGCTAACAAAACTACATCAGTAGTTGAAAAAGCAAATGTTGATGTTTCATTTGTTCCAGCACTTGGGTTACCATCAGTTCCAGCATCTGCTGCATAATATGTATTTTGAACTCCATAAAAAAATTTACCATTATCAACATCTATTGCTACTTGATGAATATGCCCTGCTGTAAATGTAGTTCCAAAATTAACTGTAAAATTCCCACCATTTCTCCAACCAGAATATTGAATACCACCACCTTGTGCTACACTTAATTGCCCTGGACCATTTGACGCATTTATAGAACCTTGCTCACCTTGTTTTACAAAACCAAAGCCATCTGAAGTTCCTCCTATCATATATTCAAAATACCATTTCCCACTTTTAGGTAAATTAAAAGTAAAACCCTTTACACTAAATGTGTTATTTGACCCAACATAAACTAAATTACCATTACTTAATGTTCCAGCATCAAAAGAAACTTGAGATGAATTATCTGTATATACTGCGTTAATAGTACAAAAATTATTTGTAGGTGAGTCAAGAACTTGATCATGTGCTCCAAGTCCACTTGTACTGAAATCATTACCATTTCCTGATTCATCATCTCCTAAATCACTTGAATCTCTGCCATCTATTTTAAAACCATTACTTCCGTAGCTTCCACTATATTCTTTAGGAATCCACAAACCACTACTATTCGTTTCTCCGAAGTATTCTGGTCCATAGCTATAACCATCAAGAAAATGTATATCTGCCATATAACCATCAAATGGATAATTAACAGAACCACCAGAAATGTTATAACTTATACCTAATCTATGCGTTGCATTTAAGTTAATTCCTATCTCTTGTCCAGATGTTGGATTAGAAGAAGCAGCAAAACTTGTTTCTCTTTGACCATTAATATAAAGTCTGACTCTTTCAGATGCAACTGCATTATCAGAGTCCCATACTAACACTAAATGCATCCAAGCACTTGGGTCACGAAACTGTCTATTTGTTCTTATAAATGATGTGCTATGTGCTTGAAATTGAAAAGCAATAGCACTTGCAACACCAGAATCAGCAATAATATGAAAACTTCCTCTATTAGCATCATTAGTTGCATTATCACAAGCAAAAAATTGGTAATAAAGTCCAGACGCTGCTGTAAAACCATTTAAACTGCCTAATTTAAACCAACAACTCCAAGTCCAAGATGTTCTATCTCCAGCCGAACCAAAAGTCCTTGACATATAACCACCACCAGTAGTGTTATTAGTTCGTGGAAACCTAATTGATTGGTCTATCGTGTAGCCAGAAGTTGTGGAGCTTCCTGCTGCTCCTAATAATGCTGCTTTATTTGCTCCTAGTGCCATAAATTACGCCATCGCTAATCCTGCAGCAAAACCAAAAAAGTTTGTGCCACCATCAAAAGTAGTAAAAGTTAAAACATCTGTTCCTGAAGAAGATAATGTCGGAGCTGAACCACCAGCAAATTTTACTGCATTCCCCCCACCAGCGTTTCCTCCAGCTACAAAAGATAGTGTTCCTGCACCACCGTTAGTAATAATTACCGTCATACTGTTTGAATGACTTGACAAAGAATTAGTTATACCAACATTAAAAGTACCACTTCCTACCGTAAATGATTGTACATTACCATTAGTAAAATCTAAATCAAAAGCAGAAGTTTTAGAACCATTGGCATAAAGAGTTTCTGCATAATCTTTTAGTTGTGGTCTAGAAACAACATCATCAGAAAAAACAACTGCTCCCGTACCGTTTGTTGCAAATGTTATATCTCCATTTGAACCATCTGTAAGGGTGATTGTTCCTGCGTTTGTACCAGCGTTTGTGTCTATAACTAAATCGTGAGCTCCATTTGATGTAATTTTACCAGAAGCAGACCCACTACCAACAGCAACTTTTCCTGTACCATTTGTGTCTAAAGTAATATTACCGTTTGCTGCATCTGTTATTTTTACTTTTGAAGAGTTTGTACCAGAATTTGTTTCAAGTATTAAATCATACGCACCATTTGATGTTATAACACCATCTTCAGAACCACTACCTATTTTAATTAAATCAGCGTCAAGTATCACATCTCCTGTACCATTACCTTGTAAAGTTAGATCGCCGTTTGTTGTCGTAGGTTTTAAAGTGCTAGTTGTAGCAGTTAAAGTTCCCAAAGCTGTTATATCAGACAACGCTATAACTTCATCGCTAGCATCACAATATATATGTTTTGCAAACCCATTTGGTACTGTCACCGTCGCAGCACCTGAACCTTGTTTCATCACAACATTATATCCACCAGAGGTAGCGTTTTGTATGTGAAAGTAAGCAGTAGTTGTAGAAGGTGCAACTGTTACAGTACAATGTTGACTTAAAGTTCCTGTAAACTTAATAACTCTAAACATACCATCTTGTACATTACTAGAACCACTAGAAGGTGATCCTGCTCTTACAGTAAGAGTAGCGGTAGAAGCATCAGATAAAGCAACAGACTTAAAAGCACCCAATCTATCAACAATGTCTAAATTATGATTTGTGGTTGTACCCCAAGTTCCTGATTGTTCACCTGATCCTATTTTTTCTATACCAAAGTTAGTAGAATAAGTTGAGGCCATTTTTTATCTCCTATTACGCAGCTATCTCAGTCCAATTTGGCGTTTGAGAAACTGCTATGTTTTCCCAAATATTTATTTTACCTAAACCAGAAGTTAAACCAGTATTAGTTATTGATAGCACAATATTCCCTGTTCCTGCAACACTTTCTACAGATCCTGTCGCAGAAACACCAGAAGGACTAGCTGTAGCTATTCCAACTGCCACCTCTGTGCCTACCGAAGCTGTTCCAGAAACGCCTGTTGGGGAAATCGGTGTAACCAAACTTATAGTAACAGATCCTTGACCTGAGGTACCAGCTAAACCAGAAACACTATAAACAGAGGCTTGTCCAGGAGTGGTTGTGGCTGCTGTTCCAGAAACACCCGATTGAATTACAACAGGGGTTATTTGATTCCAAGGTCCATCGTTCCAAGCACCTCTACTCCAACCTTGTAAAGTGCTATTGGACATTTAAGAAATTCTTATAATCGCTGTGCTCGAAGCCGCTGTTGGAAATTGTATTGTAAATGTACCACTAGAAGAACTTTTATTTCCTCCAAAATCTAAAGCACAAACAGCTTTATTACTTTGTGAACTATTATAAATTAAACACCCTCTAGCTGTTATTGTAGCAGTTGTGTAACTTAAATCAGAAAAATCACAAAAACCTACTGTTCCCGAAGATGTTGGTGTAACATTAGTCAAAGCTGATCCTCCTGTAGCATATGTTCCGCTAGAGGCAACTTCGCCTGTTGTAACAAAAGCAGTTGTTGCAGCACCTAAAGTAGCGGTTGTGCTTGATTTTCCACCACCAGATATAGCGTACAGAGCCAACTTAAAACTGTTTTGTCCATTTGTAAAATTATGTGTAGCTGTAAGTAATTCTTTTTTGAAAGATGTACACATCGCTTGAGTTATTGCCATCACAGCCTCCTTATCAAATTTGCTAACTCTTTGTGTCCGTTTTGACGAATCACATGACAGATTGTACCACGCTCTTCTCTTCTTGCCAAGCTGAGATGATAAAATAATACTTGTTTTAGATTTTGTCTAAAAGCCTCAGCTTGTTCCCTAATCGCTGGAGGAGCATCTTCTGATAAAAACATTATTTTATTTATAGCCATTTCCATGATTTGTTCGGTAGAAAGACCACCGTTATCAGAGGTGGTAACTCCGACATTGTTTATTTGTGCTCCAGCATTTAAATCAAACATATCTTATAAAATAAAAAATTTAATAATAAAATGCAATTTATTTATTCTCATCATAAGTAAACCCTTTTATGTCGTTTCTTCCCCAAACAATATTTTGAGGGTTTTCATCCAAAGGCTCAGGAGGTAGCAAAGATTTTTTTGAAACAAGTAAAGAAGAATTTTCTGTAGAAACCACTAGAGGGTCTTTTAGTCTATGGTATCCATATAGTTTTTCTTCTGGTGGAACATTTGTATCTAAAAATGGGGAGTTATGTGCGACCTCTATTTTCATACCTTTTGCTATACCTGTAGCCACCCAAAACTCACAACAAGCTCTTCCAGCTTCAGCAAAATGAGGAACATTTTTGTAACTAAAATCTATACCAAAAGTATGCAAAGAACCAACCTCATTAGCAACAGCAAACGCTATAGCGTAAGCTGTCGTATTATTGAGATAAGCTAAACCAGTTGTTGTAATTACTTCTTCTAAAGGATACTCAACAACTCCTGGACACCTTTTATCTTTTTCACAACTATATATAGGACCTTTATGGGTTTTAAGTATTTTTTGCATGATTTTAGTTTGTTTACCCGCTTTGATATCATCTAAAAACCTAGAAGGCGGATCCATCATAAAAACCCTATCGTGATATATAATACCTGACATTGAGTTTATTACCCAAGTTTCATCGTATTCTTCGCTACGCATTTTAGATAAAATAAAGTCTGAAAATGTAAGACCTAGTCCTACTAATGCTATCTTCTTCCCCTTTAAACTTTTTTTCATTTATATCATGTTCTACGAGTAGATACTAAACCTTGCCTATAAGCATCAGAATTTTCTCGTGCTTCCCCATAATCTTTTAATCTAAGTAAAGACTCTTGAAACCTAGCTAAATATATCTTAAATAAATCATCATCACCCTTCATAAAAGTATAAGCCTCACATAATGTGCCATACAACATAGCATCTTGAGCGTTTGTTCCTAACCAAGAAGTACCATCGCTTGTAGCAGTAATAGAAGTCGGTCTATAATAGTAGTGAAGTTCAGTTGCAAAATCATCACTAGGTGTAGGAGCAAGTATAAAATTACTTACATCAAACAAAGCATAAAATCTTGGGTTTCCAGTTGTTGTATTACCTTTTGGTGTAAATGTCTGTATATAGTTCACATCTTTTTGCAGCAAAAACTGCGTTTCTGCATCAGAGTTTGTAAAAGAAAGTGAAAAAGAAGCCAGATAATCATCTGGTACTTGCAAAAACTTATTACCAGAAGACATACTACCAGAAACATTTTTCCTAAAATAATCTAAATCTACTTGCTTTAATATTCTTTCTTCAGTTGTAATTATGAAGTTATTTAGGTTATTTACAAAAGTTGTTTCTGTGTTTTGTGTATAATCCTGCACAGCGTTTTTTAAAGTAGTAAGTGTCCAACTCATGAAGTCACCACCTTAACTTCACCAATACCACTTGTTCCGTGTATTGATTTACTTTCTATACCATTGTCACTTAAAAAAGTTTCACTTACTTGTATTGTAAATGTTTCAGGTTGTGGTGTTCTTGGATCCATCAACGCTTGAGGTTCAAAAGGTGGTCTTTTAGGTTCTAGTTGTGGGTGTTTAGCCTCGTATTCACTTCTATGAACTATAAAACCATTCCATTCTTTAACTCTTTCCCTGTACGGAAATTCCATCCCACTTCTGTCGGATATAAACTTAGAATATTTTCCACTAGCGTATTTCATATTAATTGATAATAAGTGCTGCTTGGGGTTAAACTTAAACTCGAACGATCTCTATCTTCTGCTGCTGCTCTTTCAAACTCTTCTTCATACACAGCTTTTAAAAGTTTTACTCGTTCTGGTGACTTTTTCATAGCTATATAATAAGCTAATCCAGCTGTCAAACAAGGATAAAATCTAAAGGGTACATCAACTGTATTGACATCTGCATCTGCGTCTTCAATTCTTGTTAATCTGTCAAACACTAATTTTAAAGAAGAAGAATTTGGTGTTGGCCATAATCGTAGTGTTGGAATTATTTGTCTATCTACATAAAACTGACTAGGTGTAGAAGTGCTTCTTTTATTTGAAATAGATAAAAAAGTATCTCTACTTACTCTTGTTATCGATGTATCGGATTGTGTAGAAGTACCATCATTTTGTCTTACCACAGCTGATAAAATATCTATACTTGAGGTAACATCAGAAAAACTTACAGTACCACTAGAAGTTGTCGAAGCTGAACTTGTTCCTCCTGTTATTGTTTCTGATGAGGAAAAAGTTCCAGAAGGTATTGTAATTGCTAAAGAAGTTGAAGAAGGAACGCTAGTTACAGAAGCTGTTGCTGAACTTGTTCCTCCTGTTATTGTTTCGCCAACAGAAAAACTTGCAGAAGATGCAACCGATAAAGTAAGCGTACCTAAAGGATATTCGCTTATACCATTAGCTAAACTTAAAGTTTCTTGGCTAATTGTCCAACGGTTTAAACCTCTATTAGCCCAATCAGCAAATAAAATATTTAAAGAGCGTCTTGCAGTTTTAAGGTCGTAGCCAGTTCGTACCTCTAAACCACACCTCTCAAACGCCTCCTCGATGTAATCAGCTACATCTAATTCAAAATCTTTTGAAGAAGAAGTTGTCATGATTTTTTCCTTGCTGTTAGTTTTGCTGCGGCAAAGTTAGCCTCTGTTGGAGCACCTTTAGCTCCTTTTTTACGCATTTTACCGCCTCTTTTTCTTTTAGCGTGTATGTTAGCGTATAAGCCTTTTCTAGCCATTAGCTGTATGGTCCTTTGATTACTTTACCGCCTTTAGCATAATTTTTCTTTTTCATCATACCGCCTTTAGCATAATTT